CAAAGACAGTGCACCTGAAAGTAGGCTCCTCTATATGCTCTTTTACCAGATGAGTAGGATGTGTCGTATGAAAGGTGCTGTAAAGCATGACGACAGATTAGACTGCTTGGCTCAAGGCGTTAAATACTATACAGATGCTATGGGCATCTCAGCTCAAGAAGCTATTAATGCAAGAAAAAATAAAGAATGGGAAGACATACTAGAAGACTTCCTAGATAGTCCTCAAGCTTCCGCTAACCACCTAGTCTTTGGCATGTCTTTAGACCAACGGAAACAGGCACGAGGAATAGAAGACAACAATGAAGTCCACAACTGGATCTAAGGGGGTTCAGTTATGTATACAGGGGAAGGGTGGACCCCTGTGGAGGGATAGGTGCTAAAACCACCATCCCTTTTTAATAGATATCCGTGAAAGATATCACTTTAAAACACATACTCCCACCTACCTTTAACTATATGCCTAGATTAAAATTAGAAAGATTTAGAAAAATATACAAGAGTCTAAAGACTCCTTGGAAACCTATTAACTGGATAATACTAGGTTACTTAATAGGTATAGAAAATAGATACATAGACATAGTATCTAAACAAACAGTAGACAAAGCAATTAAAGATTACATGATAGACCATCCACCTGAAGTCTACAAAGCAGTAATAAAAGAACATGAGGATGGCTCTATGAGCATTGGAGACATTGATTAATGAGATTATTTCTTGATACAGCTATTGTTAGTGATGTAAAAGAAAGGTTTCCTACTGGATTAATATCAGGGGTTACCACCAACCCTACTCTTATAAAGAAGAGTGGACAAGAACCAGAAAAAGTTTATACAGATATTTTTAACTTAGGTGTTACAGATCTAAGCATAGAAGTTCCCGGTACTGATTGTACTGAGTTTATAGCTAATGGCTTTCAGGCTGTTAATGAATATGGGTCATATGCCACAGTAAAACTGCCTTGTACGGTAGAAGGGCTAAAGGCTTGTAAGTACTTAGAAGAACATAACGTCAGATGCAACATGACACTGGTGTTTAGTGTTAGTCAGGCGATACTTTGCGGTATAGCTAGGGCTACTTATGTATCTCCTTTTGTAGGAAGGTTAGATGACAACGGATTTAAGGGGTTAAACCTAATAAAAGACATATGTGAAGTGTTCTGTAAGCAGGGAATAGCGACCAAAGTATTGGCAGCTTCTATTCGCGATGCTCAATCAGCTGCCAAAGCATTTGAATATGGTGCATACATATGTACATTGCCTCCAAAGGTGTTTGATAGTATGTCCACTAATGTATTAACAGATAAAGGGTTAGAGCAATTCAACCGTGATATTTTGGCATAAATTTCTGAGGTCATATATAGACGTACGCGCACGGACGCTCCCCCCAAGGGGGTACACGCAGGCAAGCACGCGCTGGATATGTAATCCAGTGAGATCGCTTTTGTACACTGCGTAGTGGGCGGTTTGTTCGCGCGTGTGATCAATTAACGCAGGCGTACGCGATCAATTAACGCAGGCAGGCGCACCCGCGCGCGGATTAATTGCATGTTCGCTCTTCTGGGGTGATCTGTTGCCCTACATTGTCAGCAAGTCAAGATAAACCAGTGATAGCAACAACTAAGTACATCTTTACAAAACTGTAACAATTCTCATATCCACTGCAATGACTGATGACTTAGCAATTGTCAGCAAAACCAGACAAACAAACCATCCACTAGGGGACAAATCCATGGTACAATGAGACAGAGATAGGTTGTTTACGTTTGTTTATATATCTCTCCCTTTAGGGTGAGAGAGATAAATAAACTAACTACAACCTCCTCTCAACAACAAACTTGAGCCGTCGTCGAGCCGTAATAGCTCGTGAGTCTGGTGACACTGGCAGTGACCCTTCAGCCAGCAACAAGACGAGAAACGGACCAGCTCTGATAAGCTAGGCGACCTGTAACAGGGGATCAAGGTAAAGACACAGCGAAGTACATCTCCACCGTCGTTCATATGCAGATATCATGAGATCCACTGCTACGACTAGGTTTAGCTAGTCATCGGGTGCAAGTCCCGACGTAGCCTTTGTCCTATAAGGACACTTCATTCACTTATTAACGGAGTTAATCTTATGTTCGTCATTCCAAATCCTAGAACTAGCGACGCTATCGAAGCTATCAAGGTCGACCCTATCAAGGGTACTGTTGTCACTAGGTTTAGAAAAAATGGCTATGAGTACAAGTACTCAAACGTTGATAGATTATCCATCATCAACTTACTACTAAATGACAATATGTCATTAGGTTTCTGGGTTTATCACAACCTTTCCAAGGTTGCTGTTGAAAACCTTGGTTATCTCAGAGGTAACACCATTGCCACTGGTAAGCTTTGCTACCAGATGGTTGGTGCAACCTTAGATACAAACAAGGCTTTGCCTTGCTAATCCCATATTGTCCACTAAAGGACAATCAGTGACTGGGTTTTCAGGGACGTTCAACTCGTCCCGTCACTATTACTACTCAATGAGAGTAGTTAATTTATTTCATGCTTACTAATTCATTAACTACATCCGACAATTTTATTAAGGATGCAGTCATAGACCATGTTCTCAAGGATTTAGATCTTAAGTTACAAGATTTAAAAAACCTCGATGCTCACGGCTGGGAGTGTTTCGAGATCCTTTGCATAGCAAAGAGAGACACTATCCGAGGTGCAGTATGACAACTGTTCACATCACTAAGAAGTCAGGCAATAGCAAGGTTGGACCTATCCCAGTGACTACCAGCAGTGCAGACACTTGCCCCAAGTCATGCGCTATGTATGACCAGTGTTACGCAAAGACCGGACCCCAGTCATGGCACTGGAATAAGGTCACAGCTGGCAAGCGCGGGGGCAATTGGTCCGAGCTTACTGACTTCGTCAAGTCTCTCAAACCTCACCAAGTGTGGAGGCATAATGTCTCAGGTGACTTGCCACACACTGTGGTTGATGACGTCGAATACATCAGGCTCGATTTACTTAAGGAGTTAGTTGACGCCAACAAAGCCAGTGATGCTAAGGGTTATACATACTCACATCACAAGCTACATACACATAACCTCGAGGCTCTCAAGTATGCAAACAAGAATGGTTTCACCATTAACGCCAGCTGCGAATCACTCGCTCAGGCTGATGATGCAATTGACCGAGGACTACCGGCAGTATGTGTTGTTAACTCCGACCAATCAAAATGTCCAGAGACTACACCACAAGGTCGCAAAGTTACAATATGTCCAGCACAATTACATGAGAAAGTAACATGTTCAAACTGTCAACTATGCAGTTATAGCAATCGATCTCAAGTGGTTGCCTTCCTCGCACATGGGGCTAGGGCTAAGCAGGCTGACGAATGGCTTAATGCTTAAATTGTCCACTAAAGTATAAATAATAAGGGCGTAATTAATGCCCTTATTTTATATTTTTTCACACTCATGAGGACGCACACTCATACTGCACACTCATCGTGTGTCCGCGCGTAACCCTATCTATATCAATCAAGGACGCAAGGACGTTAGTGGCATTGTGCGCACATGTAATTGCAGCTAGACGTAGCTGACCACATGTAAGTCCACTATTACAAGGACGCATGGTATAACTACCGTTCATCGCAGACAAGTTACGGGTTGCGGTAGTTAGGGGGTTCAATTCCCTCCCGTCCTATTGCCCACGCAATGAGCGGGGCTTTATTGACTAATGCTGCAACCAGAAATTACACATACGTATTACCTCAAAGAACCGCACGCGTACTACCACGAGGCATACAAAAGCTTACACATCATTACATCTGATGGTGATATAGCTATTGAAAACTTACCAATCTCTGTATTAAGAAACGCTATTAAAAACAGGAGAACAAAAGCATGAGCCAATCATACGCTCTCACTTCATCACAATTTATTGGTGAAGTACGAGAAATTTGCTGGAACTATAACCCAGAGATTGATGAATCATCATCATTCATGGAAGTACTTACACAACTACACAAAATGAAGGACTCAGCACTAAAAATGGAACTTATTGAAAGCACTATCAAGGAGCCACAATTGCCTAATTTTGCAGAACAAAGACAAGGACAACTATGAAAACCAAGGACATCAACGTAGCTGACATTCTCACCTACCAAGACAGAGAAGCCATAGCCAAGGTCGTTGAACAAAGAGTTCACACAGAATATGGCGACATGTATGACTTCAAATGGTCCATGAAAGTATCAGGTCATTTTCAAATAGCTGAAACTTAAGGACACAAGACTACGCCTGACAGTCAATAAACCCACCAGTAGGTACAGGTATTTACACACTCATCAGGCTTGCCATGAACACTTATCAAGTTATTTATCGTCTAAAAAACGACGATGTATATCGAAGCCACCACTTTATAAAAGCTGACTGTGACGAAGACGCTGCTTACGAAGCATTGGACTTTGCCAAAACACATAAATACTCACTATTAGACGTAAAGAGGATTCACTTCAAATGAAACGAAAATACTTTCCAAATAACTGGCGTGCCATCAAGGACACCCCTGATAAGTTTTTCACGTCAATGCCATATGAGGTATTTGAAGACTGGAAAATCTATGGATATGTACTACCTGATTCGGTATTTGCCCTAATAAGGACACAAGACGAACAAGGAAAAGTAGAAGAGTTTTTCTACAACACAGAACGACATACCCGCAACAGACTTAAAAAAGCCATGACTTCAAATAAACAGGTTTATGTATGCACCATGGATGGCATGTATCACCTAAAACCCAATGACCTACCAATCGATTTTAACAATGAGAACTAAAACATTTAACAGACTATATAACAAATTGTTACGCGAAATAAGCATTCATCCATTTAGGGACGAAATACTTAATTTAATGTATCAACAGGTACAAGATGAGGTTGACACCACCACTAAACTAAGCAAATGTACTTAACAAAGAAAACACAATGCAAATCTTATCACTAGGTAACTTCTATCTTGGAACAGAGGAAGTCAAGTATTGTGACTTTTCTATCCACTTAGGTAATTTATTGATAGAATATCAGTGTCCAGCATCTAAACAGACTAATGACAAACTCAGACCCGAGCAGGGTGGTGACGGATTATCAGATGGCGAAGCTGGCTCTAGTAATAGACAGGTTTCGTAAACTTGATAATGAGTTACCATGCCAAACGCTTGCAACATTCTTATACATCGCATCTCATGATGACTGTACTAAGGTTGACTTGGAACGTGCTTTGGAGTTTTCTACTGCTAGTGGTAGTAGGAATACTGATTGGTTATCTGGTAAGCATAGGATATTAGATCGACAAGGACTGGGGTTAATTAGTAAAAGTCGTGACCCCAACAATAAACGGAGGTTACTACTTCAATTAACGCCCAAAGGTAAACGCTTAGTACAAACTATTAAAGACATCCTTTATGGCGAAGCAACCAACATGGGGTGAGTGTCTCAATTACACCCTCAAATACAAAGACACATGGCGTAATGGTGGAGGACGTAACTCAGCCATCATCTATTCCAATTACTTCACTGAGTTTCAAGGACTTGCATATCCTGTCAGTCGTATAACACCGGCACTAATGACAAGATTATGTGTAGAGCTAGAGAATCAGGGGCGTACCAATGCCACGATCAATAGGTTTATATCAGCTGTATCAACAGTTATTAAATTCTGTACAGATCAACAGCTCATTACTATTGCAGTTCCACGTTTTCAAAGACGCAAGGAAGCAGAGACAATGCGCCAATGGTACACTAAAGAACAGGTTAAAAAGATTTGCAAGGAAGCGGTAGACACATGGCATCGCCCTGAGTTAGCTGACATAGTTCAGTTTGCTGCTTTAACTGGCATGAGACAAGGAGAAATTCTTAAACTCAGAGTCAAGCATGTAGATTTTATTACCAATAACATTCACGTAGGTACAAAGCCTAAGGATACTACCAAGAATGGTACGTATCGTGCTATCCCTATACACCCAGAGTTAGGACACATGCTTGCTGACAGGACTGAAGACTTAGGTCCAAACGAGTTAGTATTTGGTAATGACTGGGCAAATAAGGATCAGTTACTACGTGCTTTTAAAAACGTGATTACAAGGTCACTACACCTTGACCCTACTGACGGGTTTTGCTTTCACTCACTTCGTCACTCATTTGGAACATGGCACTTTGCTAGTGGTTCTAAACCAAGGCAGATTATGGATATGATGGGACATAAAAACATTGTCACCACACTCATCTATGGTAAGTCTACTGATGAAGCGAAGAGAGAAGCAGTAAATAATCTAGCGTACTAAATCGCGCATTCTAGCGCGTCCAAAGGTTTCAATTTTTATGTGATTCGACGAATTTTATGGTAAATGTTAAGCACGTTGTTATACTAATTTTGGCGCAGATCCCTTGGGAGTGTGGCGGAATTGGTAGACGCGCCGGACTTAAAAACCAGATAGATTTTAATTCACTTAAGTATATAAACCTTTAGCGATTGGTCAAAAACCAGTCGCTTTCTTAATTTATAACCTATCCACTAAAGGATAAATATCCACAACATCATCTAGCGCGATCCACACATGCCTTTACTTGTTGAAATTGAGCAACAGGAGACATTAGAACGTAATCAAATCAGGGGCGGATTAGAAAAACTAAGGAAAGATACACTTGACTTAGAGCAAAGAGCTTATGCTTCCGCAACTGTATATGGTTCCGCGTCTATAGCAACATTGTTACCACTGTTTGTTAAATATTTAAGAGAGAAAAAAGAAGAAAGAAAGCTTACAGCTGTTAAAGGAGCAGGGCATTTAATTTCTTTACTTCCATATTTATTCGCTTTAGACACTGAAGCGCAGGCTGTTATTACAGCTAAATTAACCTTTGACAAAGTATTTTCTCCACGTAGAACTAATCAATTAGTTGTAAATGTCACTGAAGCTATTGGTAATGCCATAGAAGCTGAATGTCAGATGCAATACTACGAATCCTTAGCACCAGCATTATTTAATGTCCTTAAGGAAAACTATTGGCATCAAGCCAAAGGAACTGAATATAAACGCAAATCAATGCAAACTACCATGGGGCATTGCAATGTCGAACCATGGATACCTTGGAACAGAGTACAAAAAGTACAGCTTGGCGGTTTTATGCTCGAAGCTTTTACACACTCATCAGGGTGGTTTACTAACGTAGTCATACAACATGCCAAAAAGGATACCTTAGTTACTGTTACAGCTGAATTTAATAAACATAAAGATGAAATAGTCAGATTAACTGAATTATTCAGTCCATTATCAAAACCAATGCTTATTGAACCAAGGGATTGGACAACCTTAAGTGATGGAGGTTATTACTTAAATCAGCTTACAAATTGCCATGAAATGGTTAGAAGAGGGGTTCAGTCATGTATACAGGGGAAACAACCTAGAGCTTTTTTAAATAAAATTCAAAAGGTTAAATATAAACTAAATGATTTTATAGTTGACGTAGCTAAAGAGTTAGAAGAAAAAGAAACAGAAGTAGGAAAGTTTCGTCCTGTTATTAATCATCCTATTCCTCCAAAACCAGTAGACATAGATACTAATAAGGAAGCAAGAAAGAAATGGAGAAAAGCTAAAGCTATTGTTCATAACAAGAACGCTAACGAATGGAGAATATCTTGTCGAACAAGAATGACCATGAATTGTGTCAGAGAGTTTGAAGGTAAGGATTTTTATATACCTTGGTCATTTGACTACAGAGGAAGAGCATACCCAATACCATCATTTTTGACACCACAAGATACAGACTTTGGTAAAAGTTTACTTAGGTTTAGTGAGGAGTCAGAGATAACTGAGGAGGGTATGAAATGGTTAGCTTTCCAAGTAGCTACTACTTATGGTCTTGATAAAGCGACTATGGAAGAGCGATTAGCTTGGGTAGCTAAACGAGAAAATATTTTATTAATTATCAGAGTTGCTACAGATCCACTAAATAATATTGGAGATTGGGAAGCAGCTGATGAACCTTGGCAGTTTTTAGCTGCATGTCATGAATACCATTCAGTGGTCATGGCTGGTAAAAAAACTACTGGTTTACCCGTGGCAACCGATGCTACATGCTCAGGTCTACAGATCTTAGCTGGTCTTGCTCGCGATAAGTCCACAGCATGCTTGGTTAATGTAATGCCAAGTGATAAACCTCAAGATGCTTATCAAGTAATAGCTGATGTAAGTCGTCCAAATATACCTGATCGTTTAAAACCTTATTGGGACAGAAAAAAAACCAAAAGAACTACGATGACAATACCCTATAATGCTAAACCTTTTAGCAATAGGCAGTATATAAGAGATGCTTTTAAAGATGTAGATATTGAGGTAGAGAAAGATGAACTAACACAAATAGTTCAAGCGGTCCGAGATGCTATGGAACAAGTAGTTCCCGGTCCGATGAAAGTTATGCGTTGGATAGAAAAAGAAGTATCCAAAGTTATTAAAAACGGAGCCGGTTATTTAAAGTGGACAACTCCTTCTAAATTTATAGTCATACAAAGACTTATGAAACATGATTCAGTACGAGTTCAGTTGCAACTGTTTGGTACAACGAATTTAAAAGTAAGTACAAGTGACGAGATAGGAGTTGATTTACTACACCACAAGAATGCTACTGCACCTAACCTTATCCACTCATTAGACGCTTCATTACTACATTTAAGTGCAACTAAATTTGATGCACCTATAAGTTTGATACATGACTCTGTCTTGTGTAGAGCTACAGATATGACCTACCTTTCCACTCTGGTACGGGAGACATACATGCACCTGTTCGCAGAGCATGACTTTTTAAAAGACTTTGCCCAAGCTATTGGAGCTGAGTCTGAACCACCGATCATCGGAGATCTACAACCCTCCGAAGTGATTGAATCCACTTATTTCTTTTGTTAATGAGAAACATACACGTAACACCCAGCCCTGTAACTCTTAGTGGTTATCAGGCTGTGTTAAAGCCAAGTCAATTTGGCTATTCATTGAAGGCTATTGTCGACGATGACATAGTAAAAAAACTTGAAACAGAGCGAGAGGATTGCCTTAAATGGGCAGAAGCCAAGCTAAAGAATCCAAAGAGAGCTACATTAAAACCTACTCCTTGGGAAGAAGTATCTGACGGTCAATACATAGTAAAATTTTCTTGGTCTGAAGATAAGAAACCACCAGTAGTTGATACTGAAGGAACACCTATTACAAATATAGACACTCCAGTATATGAAGGGTCAAAGGTTAAAATTGGTTTTCATCAAAAGCCTTATATACTTCGTGATGGCGTTACCTACGGTACTTCTCTTAAGTTATCGGGCGTACAAATTATCTCAATCCAGTCCGGAGCTGGTGTCGATACTGGTGACTTGGATGAAGATGGTGTAGCTGAATTGTTTGGTAAGACACAAGGATTCAAAACAGATGACCCTAACGTAACTCCATCTACAGATGAGGTTATACCTGACGACGACTTTTAATGTTTAAGTCAGGATTAGAGGAGAAAGTCTCTGATCTTTTATGTGAATTAGGTGTGGACTATGAGTACGAAGGGACAAGTTTTCCTTACACAATTACTCATAAATATACACCTGATTTTGTCTTACCATCGGGCGTATGCCTAGAAACCAAAGGCTTTTGGAGACCTGAAGATAGACGCAAAATTAGACAGGTTATAAATGATAATCCAAATATAGATTTACGGATGATCTTCCAAGACCCTTATAAAAAAATTAGTAAAAAATCAAAGACAACCTATGCAAAATGGTGTCAGAGATATGGAATTAAATGGTGTGCATTTCACGCCATACCAGTTGATTGGCTTACATGACTGAAAGCGAATTTATAAGACACGAACCATGTCCAGACTGTGGCTCATCCGATGCTTTAGCTATATACACGGATGGTCACACCTTTTGTTTTAGTTGTCAGACTAGAACTTCTGGATCTGGTGACATACACACTCATCAAATGCAAGAAAATGTCAGTTTTAAAGGATCAGCCCAAAGGCTGCAAAAAAGAAAACTTAGCGAAAAAACTTGTCAACTCTACAAAATTTACAGAGACGAGGCACAGTTACGCTTCCCTTATTTCGATGGCTCTGGACGCATTAAAGGATTCAAAACCAAAACGAAATTAAAGGAATTTAAATATGAAGGAGTTTCCACTGACACCTTATTTGGTCAGCACCTCTTTCCTAATTCTGGTAAACGTATCACTATTACTGAAGGTGAATTAGATGCTGCCAGTTGTTATGAAGCAATGGAAGGCTGGCCGATGGTCTCTCTTCCTCATGGTGTTGCATCAGCCAAAAAGGACATACAAAAACAAATACCCTTACTTCAGGGCTATAAAGAAATCGTTTTATTCTTTGATAAAGATGAAGCGGGAAGAAGAGCGACGGAACAAGTGGCTGCTATCTTACCGCACGGGACAGTTAAAATTGCTAATTTGGCGGACCCTTACAAGGATGCCAGTGATGCTTTACAGGCTGGTGATAAAAATGCTATTTGCCGTGCTATATGGGACGCGAAACCTTATCAACCTGATGGTATTGTGGATGGGAAATCGTTATTAGATGCAGTAACAACCCCATGTCCTCCCTGTGATCACAAATACAACTGGGCTGGATTGCAAGAAAAAACCCACGGTATAAGATACGGGGAATTAACTACAATTACAGCTGGAACTGGTCAAGGTAAGAGCACTTTCTGTAGACAATTAGCTACAGAATTATTAGAAGAGGGAGTCAAGGTAGGTTATATCGCATTAGAAGAATCTAACAGGCGAACAGCATTAGGACTTATGTCTGTAGCTGTGGGGAAAGCCCTGCACCTTGGCGAACATGATTACGAAACACTAAAACATGCGTATGATTCCACTATCAATGGTTGGCAACTTTATTTATATGACCATTTTGGTAGTTTATCTTCGGATATTATCTACAGTCGAATTGAATATATGGCACTTGGGTTGGATATAAAAGTTATATTTTTAGACCACCTATCCATATTGTTATCCGGCTTAGACGGAGACGAACGAAGAATGATAGACCAGACAATGACTAACTTAAGAAGTTTAGTTGAACGTACTGGCATCACATTATTTTTAGTCTCACATTTGAGACGAACTCAGACTGATAAAGACCATACTGATGGTGCAAAGGTTAGTCTGGGACAATTACGCGGAAGCCAAGCTATAAGCCAATTGTCAGATACTGTACTTGCTCTGGAAAGAGATCAACAAGCTGGTGATGACACATCTACTTTAAGAGTATTAAAGAATAGATACAGCGGTGAAACAGGCGTGGCAGCTGCACTGAAATACGATAAACAAACATGTAGATTCAATGAAACTACGGACCCAATTTTCAGTCCCACGACAGACTTCTGAGACTGAATTAAAAAAACCAAATCCACCTAGTAAACAAGCAATAAAAAAAGCAAAGTTTAAGGATAAAACTTATGCCGGGAAAGCAAATGCTCGTCTTTGATTGCGAAACTAACGGATTATTACATGACCTTTCTGAGATACATTGCATTGCCATCTTCGACTCCCAAAAAGAAGAAACGTTCGTATTTAATAATCAAGGTAGTGACTGCCCACCGATCACAGAAGGTTTACATTGGCTTTCCTGTGCTGATGTTATTGTCGGTCATAACGTTTTGGGTTTTGACATACCTGCTTTTCGGAAAACTTATTCTTGGTTTAATACTAATGCTGACGTTATTGATACTTTGGTCTTATCTCGCTTATATCACCCAAACATGATGGCAATAGATAAGAAAAGAAACGTAACAAGAATGCCATTACAGTTATATGGCAGGCATTCATTAGAAGCTTATGGATATCGGTTAGGAGAATACAAAGGAGAGTTTGGTAAAAATACTGACTGGCAAAACTGGTCACAAGAAATGCAAGATTATTGTGTACAAGACGTACACGTTACAACAAAATTATGCGAGCACTTTCGCCCTTACCTAAATGGCTTGCGTTAGAACACCGAGTCGCAGAAATACTTACAGAACAAGAAATACATGGATGGTACTTTGATGAATCAAAAGCTCAGCAACTTGAGTCACATCTCCGAGGAGAGATGGAAGACACTGTTGAAATACTTCGAGGACAATTCCCTTTCGTTGGAGGAAAGATGTTCACTCCTAAACGAAATAACGCATCCACCGGATACGTCGAAGGAGCCGAATCTCAAAGATTAGTTGAATTTAACCCAACATCACGAGACCATATTGCATGGATAATACAAATTCGTCTGAAAATTACGTTGACCCAGACAACTACGACTGGCAAACCAATTATCGACGAGATTACATTGAAGGAGATCAATCATCCCTTCTGCAAATTATGTGCGAAAGCTTTGGATCTAAAGAAGAAGCTAGGAATGATATCGCAAGGCGTGAACGCTTGGCAAAAGTTATGTACGACTGAAAGTCGCATACATCACCATTGTTCCGTTTCTACTAACACATTTAGATGTGCTCATAGAAAACCAAATTTAGCTCAAGTTCCAGCAGACGCACAATTTAGAGAACTATTTAAAGCTAGTCCCGGAAATGTCATGGTAGGTGCTGACCTATCAGGCATAGAATTAAGAATGCTCGCGCATTACTTGGGACGATATGACGGAGGTCGATATGCCGACATATTACT